GGTAACGACAGACCGCGTGGCACCAACGGGTATGAAACGGGCTAGTTACCAATCGCCCGCCATGCAAGAAGCGTCCACCCGGATGCATCAAAACTATTTTTCTTCGCCTTGGCGAAAGGATACGTTTTCCTTTTGCGTCGGGATAATCGGTTATCATTCAACCTACCTGTAATCCTCGCAAAATCGGGGGAAAGCCCGTTGATGTTGCTGGCGTTGTTGTGGTTGGCATTGCCATTGTTGTTCACATTGCAGAACCTCGTCGAGTCATCCGTAATACAAAACGCACCCCTATTACTATCCCTACTTGTTCACCTCCTGATTGGATTGTATCTTTCGCAAAAGCCCGTTGCTGGATTTTCTCCAGCCCTTCAACAGCTTGATCTCAAACAAAATCTTATCGACGAATGGCATGTACTTTTTCAGTTCCACAGGGAACACCTCAGCGATATAGTTAAAATCGCACAGCAGTTGTTCGCAGTTTATGATCGCCGCCGTCTGATATCGTCTACGTTCCGTCAATTCCTCTTGCGTGGAAGGGTATATCGTGTTGCCCGCCGTTATGTTCATCATCAGGTTTCTTAGTGACGAGATAACGCTTTGCCTGAAAAACGTAATCAGCCATTTGGGATACTCCTCGATGATGGTCAGTTCGTTTTCGCCATTCTTGACCTTCCTGACCTTGTCCCTTATCCCAAAATCCTGTAAAAGGAGTTTTGTGATTTCTTTGCGCAGAATTATGGCGTTGTTGAAGAACTCAAGTTGTGACAGTGTTCGTTTGTTTTTCAGTACCGCCATGCATCCGGCTCCTTAAACTCCCGGCCCGATAAACGGGCCGGAAACGAGATTAAGCGTCGCTACGCAACGCAGAAAGCGGGGGAAAGCCCGTAGATGTGGCTGGCGGTGTTGCGGCCGGCAAAGCCAAGGCTGCTCACAGCGCAGAATCCCGTCGAGTCATCCGCATGGGGTGACGACAACCACCACGATGTCCGCGACCCGTTCCTGCTTTTTCTTACGTACTCCATGGACTTTTGGTAAATCGGCAGCGCCATGACGGGCATTATAAATCTGTCCGCCCTTTCGTGATTGATGTCGGTGCCCCATACCGTTTTCCCGTACACCTCGATCTCGTTGGGCAGCCATAGCGTGAAGCTGTCCCATCTGGCGGATTCCCTATCTGTTTCACGTTTCCTTATGGTGTAAAGAGGCCCGATTGCATTGGCCAGCCCGACGGCAAGGGGCCCGCTGCCGTCCCCGGCCGCGCCCTCAAGCCACTGCCTGATTTCGGACGCCGCGTAGCCGCCTTCATTGATATTGGTCGGGTTCATTCGCCCGGTGGCTATGGCACCGCCGAACACGAACACTATGTGGTTTCTGTTGTTGGACGTGTCGCCGGCGTTCTTGTAGAAGTTGAACCCGGCTATTATTATGCGGTGGCTGCCGGCAGGCGCAGCCCCGCCGTTCGGCGCGACGACCCCGCCAAGGTTCACGCCGTCGAGATAGTCCCCGACCTCAAGCCCGGCGAAGTTCGGCGTTCCGGTGCCGTTGCACCTGGCCCGTAAAGCGTCCATCGCCTGCTGCAGATTCGCCACGCCCAGAACCTCCAGAAGGTTCCTGCCCATCCCCCGCGCCATGTCCTGATTGCGGACGGGGCTCACGCCCACCTGTATCGTTCCCAGTGCCGTCGTTCCCATTCCTGTTTCTCCTTATATTCGCTCTACGTTGAGAGCGTCGAACTCTTTCACGCTCATGGACTGTTCCTGCCAAGCGGGGTGATGTACCCCATTTTCATCGATATATTCCGTCGCGGTGCAGTTGAAGGCGTATTGCGCCCATGCCTTCGCTTCGATGGGAACATCGCCTTCAATGCCGATCATGGAACGCAAAAGGAAGCGTTCGTAACCTGTCACATCATTGCGCTTACTAGACCCGGATGCGAACAGCGGGGAAAACACCTCCGCCATAAATAAAGGCGATTCGCTTTTGTGGGACAGCGGTGGATCGTACTTTCCGGTTTCCCTATTTAGTATCCCTCCCTGTACCATCTCAAGCATGAAATAGTCTTTTCTGGTAAGACTGAAAACCGGGGAGATACCTTGGATTGACGCGCCTATAACCATGCGGGTTATCGTTCCGTTTGCACCCTCTATGTCAATCTCCTGCTTATCCTGAATGTTTTTGGGCAGGGTGATACCGATTGTCTCGTCGTTAAAGAAAGAGATCATCTCCAATCCATTGCCGCCGTGTTTAATGCCCTGCCCAAAGTCCATATCACGGGCAAGTGGCCCGGTAATCTGTATGATGCTTTCCGGCGAGGAGAGAAGCACGCTGGGGGAACCGCCCTGAATGCCTATGCCGTTCGGAAGCGCGGGGGTGACGGTGTTGAAATTGGGAATGCTGATTTGCGAAACAAGCACGCCGCCGGCCGTGGTTGAAAAGGTGATGCCGGTAGTACCACCGGGCGCCAAAGTTACGGCACTCGACAAGGTGCTGGTAAACGGATTTCCGGAAACATCCAACGTGTAATTCCCAGATGGTATCGTGACGGGGCTGTCGGAAGTGTTGACAAAAGTCAGAATGACCCCGATAACGACATTGGAACTATTGGTGCCCATAAGCCTTCCAGTAAACGGATCGGTCATAAAAGTTATATTGGGGAACCCGGCGCTGTTTAAGGCCGCAATAGCTTCCGAAACGGTAACGGCGCTAAGGTTTACTCCCGCAGGAAATGTGACGGTTCTGGTTATCCTATCCCCGTCATCTATCTTAATCGCCAATTGCGCCGCCCTGTTTGTCAATACCTTTGACAAATCGGCGGTGTTCATGAATCCCAGAAAGCGTGACGGGCGCGCAATCGTCCCGTCCGAATTCAGCCTCTGGCATCGGAACCCCTCCATCGCAAATCGTACTAATCTGTTCAATACTGGCATTTAAGCCACCTCCAAAAACAAGTTTTATCGACCATCCTAACCATCCGAATGACATCCCTCCGGTTAAAATTCATTCAGTAAATACCCAGCATCGGGGTATAATAGATACGCTCCATGAAGTAAGTGCTCTTGTCGGGTTCGGCGGTGATATCCGTCATACCCCCTTTGTACAATTTATACCTGATTCCTTCCTCGTCCTTGATAACTCTTGGAAGAAGTTTTTCAATCTCTTCCAATGCGTAGGCTTCGAGTTTATCCAATGCGCCAATCACGTGATGAATGATTATGCGGTATTGGCGGGTATCGGGAATGGCCCCGCTTTCTGGCTTGACCACGATAAAGGGCGGATTGGGCATTTTGTCCGTGTCGCTAAAGACCAATACGGGCCGTATCGATCCGCCTTCCAAAGCCTTGACAATGGCGTTAACTAGGGCCATATATTCCCTTCACCCTTGCCAGAAATTCCGCGGACAATCCCCTGACGATAGGCTCAAGCACGGCATGCCTGCGATTGTTCGCCAATTCCAGATAGACCCCGTAGCTCATGGTATGGTACAGGGAAAAATAAACGCCTTCCTCACTATTGGCGGCGGCATCCGCATAGACAGACCTTGCGGCGCGAAACGAGCGGTTAATCCACGGGTCTCTCATAGTCGTAACCGGCGGGCCGCCCTGATTGCGTTCGGCAAAAGCGATTGCCTTTTGTTTCTTGGCCTTCGTATCGGCTTTTGCCGCCCATGCCCCTTCAAAGGGAACATGCGGCTGGCTCATCTGACGGCCGCGAAATTCGGTCAAGGCCTTGTTCGCCATTTCGACCGCGACCATTTCGGCGGCAACCTGTTTTCTATCGAAGGCGTCGCCGATTCCCTGCATCAGTCCCTTGAGGCCGGTCACCGTCGCCTTTGTGCCTAGACCCATCTATCGCCTCCGCCTTGGCATCGGGTCGTATGGATATTCTTCCGTGTTTGCCAAAATGTCGGCGATTCTGGATATGACCCCCAACGCCTCCCTTTTGGACATCTCAATGGGCAAGCCATTGATGTAGACGATTATCGGCAACCGCTCCGGAGGTGGGGGCGTTGTCCCCAGCATGGGGGGAAGTTTTTCATCCGGGTTTCTCATGTTTCCCCTCCCGCAATCGGGCTATCGATTTCAACAATAGGGCCGACTTTTTCAGAGGCTACGAAACCGACCGTATTATCCCTCGTGATCGCCACCGCTATGAACTGCCCGACATCGTCTCTGGTAATGATATGTCCAACTTTTTCAGTGGAGGTGCCGGCGATGGCTTCCCATTGTTCGCCCAAACCATCAACGCTGCGCTTCCATGTATAATGGATTGGCCCCTTCCCATTTAGGCTATTGACCTGTGCGAGAAGGGTTTCGCCGACAATTGGATTGCCCGTTATCACAATCTCGCCCGTTAGTTCAATTTCCTCTTTCGCTTCATTCCATTCAAATTCACTGATAAGATTGTTTTCATCGCCGGCTGCAAGATTAAAAGCTCTTTCGACCACGACAACCCCCGCATTCTCGATGCCCATAGCAAAGGAAACGGCTTCCCCTCTTGACGGAAATGCCGCGACTATCTCTGCCCCTGCCAATCGGGAAAGCCTGTCGATGTACAGGTCGGTGGGCAAATCGCCCTTGAATACGAAAAACATGTTCATGTTCCAGCCTCCGTCAGTTGGTTGGGAACGTGCTGACGCGTTCCGTGATCTTCACCATCAGCACGCCGTCCGATATCGTGGGCCAGCCGCCAGGGGCCTGGTTGCCCAGAAGCAGCCGCATGGCTGTACCTACGGGCACGTTGTGGCGCATAAGATTAAGGTTCGGCTCCATGCCCAGATGCCGCAGAACGGGGCCGGAATCCACGTGGCCGCCCTCTTGAATTGTGTAGACGACATTGCCAAGGCCCCTGCCCATGGTGGAAAGCACCCCGACGTTCTTCTGCCCGGGCATGGCAAGATTGGGGTGCTCCTGATACCGGAAAGTGTAAATCTGGTTGAGCGCGGCTGACATCATCAGAACGCCCGCATCCTCCGGCGTAAACCTATACCCCTGCCCCGCAACGTCCAGGATAGGCACGGGCCAGTTGCCGGAACTTGCCGCGCCAAGGTAGCCGTCCATAAGACTGATTACAACCTCATAGGTGGCCCCGTCCCGCAACACGGGAATTAGCACCAGGGGCGTATCCAGATTGGCGGCGGTGGAAAAAGGGATGTCGTCCTTAAAGAACACGGTCTTGGCCGCGCCGTCCGCCGGAACGGATTTCGTCAGGACGGGAAGGGGATCGATTCCGGCTGAAGGCCCCATGGCCCCGCCGACGTAAACCGCGATGGTGCCCGAACCGTCGAAGACAAGGGTTTTTCCGGGCATCCAAACGTCGTCCCTGTTGGCGATTGCGGACAGGGGGATGTTTGTGACCGCGCCCACGCTTGCCTCCAATGGTATCGGGGAATTGGCTGTACGCACTCCGGCCAGGACCGTGTTGGTATTGCGCAGTTCGTTGACAAGGGTTTCGATTTCCCCCTGCCTTGCGTCCGCCTCGTCGGCTATCGCCCGTACTATCTCGTCATGTCTTGTCCGGGCTTCCCCGGCTATGGCGGTATCAAGCATACCGGTGGTCACACCGCCGCCTATGGCGTTTTCGGCCACGTGCTCGCGGGTGAACTTTTTCGCAAGGGCAAGGGTTTTTACGTCGATACCCATTATATTTCCCTCCACCCGTTAGTGCTCAACATGAACACCTGGCTAGTGTTTATCACAAATGCCGTTGACCCTACGCGAATCTTATCCGAACCGGGAAGCTGCTCGACATCGGTAGCAACATCGACTGTAAAATCAAGTATGGGAGATTGATTGTCCATTGTCAGACCAATGACCGGGCATTGCCCCTGTCGGGCATCGGAGTGATAAATCGCCATTTACGTAACCTCCGTAAGTTTGGCCTGCTTTGCCACAGCCACCCCGCCGACATCGAACCAATCCACGACCCCGACGCGCCATTTCAGCCCGTGATTATCCGTAATCACAATATCCTTTGCAATCCCGATGTTCGGCAGGGTCAGAATATATCTGGTATAATCCTGCGTCAAACCGAAAGCCGCCACCTGCGGGTTCAATGGATTGAACCTTTCCTTCAAAATCAAGACCGTGGCGAGTTTTGTGACCTCGCCCTCGGTCGCCGTTTTATATCCACGCGAATTCTCTTCCATGATCGGTTCGACCCATGATACGGGCACGCCATATCGTCTGGTAAACCTTTGAACCATCGCCATGGCGGAGCGTGGGGTTAAGCCCTGATTGAGCCTGCCGATGCTTTGCCGTCTGCCAATGCTCATCTTCTCAAGACCTCCGCGACTATCACGCCGCCTTTCGTCTGCGTGATATAAAAACCTTTTAACAGGTTATTAATGTCCGTGAATGCGGACTTGTAATCACCATCGCCGTCGGGAGGAGCAAAATACTCGGTTTCGATTGCCGCAAGGCGTTCCCGTTTGATGAGCAGATCGCCCGTGGATTGGAAGAGGTCGAAACCCTCCTGCATTAGAATCTGCAACGCCATGAGCGTCGCCCGTCTAATCTGTCTGGGAACGTCATCGGGGCTGACCTCATGCCCCTGAAAGGTGATTCCCGTCCGAGGCCATAATAGCCCCTGTTCCAACGACTTTATCTTGCCGGCCCATCGAAACGATACGTCGATGAATTGCGTCGCCGCGATAAGATGGTCGATCCGTTCATCGGGGAGAAAGGCCAACCAATCGTCCGCCAATGCCGAGGGCAAAAATGCCTGTGCGTCACTTTCGACGATATATGAATTGGCCTCGGGCAAGCCCTGCCCCGTCTCGACAACCAATCTCATCGCGACCCCGCAATATCCGCTAGCCCAACAACAGAACGCCGTGACGCTTGTTAATGGCCTTAACGCCCCACGCAAGACCGATTTCCACCCTGACCTGCCGGTAAACGCCATACAACGCAACCTGAAATGAAAGGCCGGAAACGGGATCAGTGATTGTGGTAACGTCCCGCGCCTCGTCGCCTTGTCTAGGCATCGCCGGCGCACGAGTCGCAAGGTAGATGAAATCACGGCTAAATGCGACATTCGGCATATAGCTTGACATAATCGTCCCGTCAGTCCCGCTGGGTAATGCCTCGGGAAGCGGGTGACTGAGTTGAAGCGTGGTGGCGGTTACAAGGGCATCCGCCGCAACCGTATAATATTTACCGCCAAGAACGATAACCGCCCCGCGAAGGATTGTGCCGGTCAAGGCCCCTACGGCTATGGCCGTGGCACCGGCGGCGGCATTTGCGGACAGAGTGAAGCCCGTCGCCGTTCCGGGGTCGCTGGGCATAAAGCCGCCCGATTCCCGAAGCATGTACCCCATGAGGTCATTTAGAACGCCGCGACGCAGCATATCGTTTTCGCCCGCCTGATTGACATTCGTCAACTGGGTCAATTTGCGAAGTGCCATGCCCGTTGCGGTATTGATGAGAAGATGCCGGTCGCCCAGCGGGGTTCCGAGGTCGTCCTGCACTTTCTTTATCGCCGCAAGATCATCAAGACCGCTTGCGAATGGGGTCAAGCCAGCAGACCCATAGACATTGCCCGCCTCAAGAGCGCCAAGAACGCCCTCGGCACACACATCACGTTCAACTTCGTTGACCAGCGAGCGCATCGCCTGCGTATACTGATTGATGAGCAACTGGGAGAGTTGACCGCCGACCGAGATTTCCTCGTCGCCATTCCAGACAATCGGCCTGGCTATGCGATTCTTGGTAATCATCATATCAACGTAATCGAACTCTTCGCCGCCATTCTCCGGCGGTTTCCCCGGCGTTATGTCCTGATTCTCCGAGGGTGGGGTAATCGGAACCCGTATCGACTGATTAAGAGCAGCCCCTTCCTTGGTCATGTTGCGAGAGGTTGCGGGTATAAATCCCACCAATTCCCTGCTTACGACCTGCAAAGCCTCATAAAGAATAGGTATGAGGCCGGTTAAGGTATTTGTGCCATTCTTTGCCATAAACTGTTCGCTCCTTCGAAACATTTAAGGATAAGTCTAAAAGGGCAACGCCCCATGACTTATTTAATCGGTGAGTATCCCACCGCTTGTCATGAACTCATGCTTTTGTGAATCATCCAAACCGTCGAAATCCACACGGTTCATGGACTTGCCGCCTTTGGCCGCCCCGCCCTGTCCGGTCTGATTATTGCTGCCAGCCGCACCCGAGCCAGAGTTGCCGTTTTTGATAAACGCCTTGCCCTCATTGGACAGGGAGAACTCATGCAAGACCGCCTGTATCGTCTTGTCGGACTGATTGGTGAAAATTGTTTTCCCGTCGATTTCCTTTGCCGTAAACTGGTTCTTGGAAAGGGCGAGTGCGATGAATCCGTCCCGCAGGCCGTCAATGAATTTCAAATCCTTTGTGGCCTCGGCGATTGCATCGTCCCTTATGCGGGCTTCATGGCCAGACTTGTATTTATCCCTTTCGGATACCACCGTCGCCAATTCCGCCACATGCTTTGTCTCAAGCTCCTTTGCCAATCCCTCGTAGTACTTCTTGTGCTCTTCGGGGTTGGATTTTTTCAGCTGCTCTTCAAGACCGTTCTTGACCTTGAGGGCTTCGGTGGCCTTGGTTTCCATGTCCGCGATTTTCTTCTTTAACTCCACTTCACTGGCGAGCAATTCATCGCGTTTCTGGACAAGTCCCCTATTCCCCGCATCAAACTCTTCCTGAATGAGTTTGATTGCGTCCTCCTCGGAAATCCCCTCGGCCTTTAGCTTTGCGAGCAATGCCTTCAAATCCATAATCTTCACCTCTCGATAATGATGTTCCCGCATCTGGCTTTGCCTACCCCTTTGGGGAGCGAAAACAAGGAATGACCGCAAGGGCTTGTCGGCTTTGCCTATCCCTTTGGAAAACCGATGTAATCAATCCTTATATTGGTTATACGGGAGATTGGCGGTGGAAATCACCGCTGATTATTGACGACCTGAGGGGAAGGGTCAAAATTATCCATTATGAGTGAAAATGCGATTTTATGATTGTGGCAAATATTGAGGCAGGGTTAATAGCAGGTTTTTTCCCTGCCTAACGGACTTTGAAATCATGTTCCAAAATTCAGTTTCACTTTCTGGCAAGGTATAGGCTTCTCCCCACTTGGGATATTGCCCAGCCTGATAAAACAATTCATCATCCGTAGGGTGAATGCCGAACTTGCCGCCAAATCGGGATAGAAACTCCTTCGCCAATTCGGTATCACGATATTTATTCAGCCAAAGGTCTCCGTCCATTTCGCCTCTCCTGTAATTTATTATAGGCCGAAGGTTAGATTGTCCAGCCATTGCTGAAATTGCTTATCGGCGGTCGGGAAAAACTCTTTGAAATGCGTTCTACTATCGGATTGTCTTGCAGAAAACAAGTGTGCAAATGATTCCGCCTCAATCCTGCCCTTACGCCGCCAATATGATTGCGAATGAAAGTAATCGCCTTCAAAACGCCCTCGGGACAAACCGCCAAATATATCCGAAACATCGCCGCGAGCATATCCCTGCAATTTCTGATTAATTTGGGAGGTTTTGCCCAGTGCCCTTGCTCTGCCGACAAAAGCATCATAATCCACACGTAATGCTAACGTACTACTGGGTCTTTGTCCACTGACCTGATACTGCCAATCAATCGCATGCCCCATTTCGTGGAAGAAGGTGTCAAGGTTCTTTCCTGCGGTCGTGATGCGATTGATTGGCAAGTGAATTGTATTCCCCTCGCTATCGAAAAACGCTCTGGTGCCGCCTATGGATATGCGACTTTTATTTTGGACTATCAAATGCTGCATTTTTGGCGGTAATCTTGACATCCGCTCAAGTATCGCATCGGCCCATTGCCCCGCTTTGGCAGAGGGAAGCCCTTTTATATCCGCAAGCTGGTTGACAAGGAATTCACGATATTCAATCCATTGACTGGAAGACAAGGGCAAGTTAAAATTCCTTACGGTCGTATTCTCGGGCATTGTGACTGGCATCGTATTATTTTGACCTGCATCCAGCAATTCTTTTCGCGTAAGTCTTTGCGCTCCCAATTGCTCCAATGTCAATATTTTATCGTCCCTTGCAAATTGGGTAATGCGCATTCCTTGACGATACAAATGAAATCTGCTGGGCCCTAGTATGTCAAGTTTTGTGGCATCGGATTGCCGGTTAAACCATTCCTCATAATTAGGGCCATCCGTCATAATATCACTTGCCCCTATCAATACCGGTGCCATGACGCATCGGCAATTCTCATGTATCGGCTGATCCGGGGCCTCGGAGCCTCCCCCCTTCATGTTTGGCAATCTTGTAAATATCCGATTATCCAATACGGCGCATATCGGGCACGTTTTACTGTCCAGAACGGCAATCCACTGATACCCTTCAAAATGCTCATGATTAAGCGCATAGACATCCTGATGAATTACGGCAGTCGAATGGTTCATAATGTCCGTCATATCACGGGCGACCGAAACATTTATGCCGTTCATGTGCGCCATTTATTTTTCTCTCTCTTTGCGGTTATTGTAAATCTTGTAACAGATACCAAACACGGCACAACCCCATATCGGGGCAAGAATGGCGACCATTACGATAACCTCTTCAAACATTTTACCATCCCCCCTTTCCAGTAATGCCACTGACCATCGTCTTCATGGGAGTACCCACTCGATATGCGATTGTCAACTGACTATTCCAAAGCTGAAACAGGCGATTGTACAAATCGACAATCCACGCCTTAATCGTGTGCCTATCCGAAAACGCCCCGAAATAGATATTCCTGACCATCTGTTTTTGGTGAGGCTTTTCCGGGCGTATCGGCAGGTATTCATAAAGCCATGCGGACTGTTCCTTAACCAGTTGCGCTATTTCCTTTTGCATGTATCGTATCAGCTTCTTGCGATGCGTTATGCAGGTCTTGCGGATATACATTCGCAGTTCATTATATTGCCGTTTTGTCTCGACAATATCCTCCCTGACGCATCGCCGCCCGAGAACCAGGTTTAATTCATCCACCATCGTTTGTACATGTTTTACCTGCCCATTGACGTAACGGGTAAACATGACCTGCCGGTAGATAAGTTCATCGTGAAATTGTTCGGGCGAAAGCCTTGCCATTTATTCGTCCTCATCGGGCTCTGGTTCATCCTCGTCGTCGATTTCATCGTCTTCCCCCTCGACATCGGCTGGCTCATCGTCCTCATCCGGTGGGGGCAATTCCTCGGCCCTATCCTTCATCACTTCCTGTACAAACAATTCATAATCCCATTGCTCAGGCACGAGGTTAAGGGATTTCAGGCCCAGATACAAACTCATTCTGGGGATTTCCCCTTGCGCCCTGCCATTGAGCAATGCGGAAAGAGTCTGTACCATGCCCCCGGTCAAGTCGTAATCGGTGTTGAAGTTTATTGCCCACTCGTTTAGCTTATCCGCCGATTCGCCATTCCACTCACCCCGCTTGCGGAGTGCCTTTGTGACCTGGTCTGAAATGTTTCGAACAAATGCCGCCAAGACCCCATTCTCGCCTATCCTATGAATGCGTAATGCCTCGGCAGTTTCAACGCCTTTTTTCTCCGCCGCAATGATATGAGCGCCGAGTATCGCCATCTGACTTTCAAGATGGTTTATGCCGTCGGACAACGCCCGCATACCCTGCCCGGTAAACTCCAGAAACTTCACATCGGTGCCCGAATTCCCATTGGGATTGAGGAAGAATTGAAACTTGGTTCCACCGATGTACATTGGTATAGGATCATCGTTTTCGTCCACTGCCGGGCTAAGGCCGATTGCGATTGGCGTGGGAATGCTGGTATAATGCTTGCCGTTCTGATAGTCCGCCGTGTCCTGATAATGCTGGAGATTTAGCTGTGCCAAATCGTACAGCATGGATTTTTCCGGCTCATTTCCAGGGCAGGGATAAAATGGGATTTCGTAAAGCGGAGCGTTATTCATGCGAATAACCGGGGTTTCACTCGGTACGGATAGCGATACCTTCTCATCGTAGACCTCCTGCATATAGTGGCCGGTATCCGGGTCAATAAACAGGACGCGATATTTTTTGTACTGCTCGTAACTAAACTTGTCATTCGGCATCGCCTGCGAATAAGGCTCAAGCAAAACGACCAATGCCAATTGAACCCTGCCTCGTATGACCTGATATTCCCAGTTGATTACATTTTCCGCCTGATACCATTTCAGATAGGCGGAAAGACCTCGCGCCTTGGCATCGGCAAGGGATTGTGCTTCCTCCCCCTTTGCATAATCGACGAGTATCCCCCCCCAGTTAGTTTGAAGGGCATCGAAAATAAGGTCGGAAACGAACTGGTCAACGCTGGTGCCGACCATATCGACATCTTCCAGTGATTTTGTGAACGTTTCGGATACCTCGGAAGACTGTTCGGGGGCCTTACGAAAGACATTGCCATGAAGCCCGTCCAACGTCCTGCCGGTCGCCCCGAAGAACCTGCATTTTTGCTGGTAACGTTTATAATCTTCCTCTTCCTGTCCTGAAAGCATGGGCAAGTATTTCACGCCCTTCTTCTTGATCGCCCGATTGCCCTTGACGGCATCACGGACTTCCTCCCAGTCCCCTTTGTACTCGGCATAGAGTTTATGCTCATTCGTTACGGGCATCGTATTCGACCTCCCCTTTTTCATCAGTCATATAAACGGCATCGGAGAGTTTGTTCGCCTTTACGTTAACATAAACAGCAAACTCAACCAAACCAATGCTTTTTGCATATTCTATCGCCGCATCAATGCTTTCCCAGCATCCGCCCCTCCACTGCCTATGCGAGAAAACCGAATAATTTTCTGGGGGGTTCTTAGCGTGACGATGCTGCAATACCATAAAGTTGTCTGGGAACAGCCCCATCTTCGAGGCATGCTCATGGGCTTCCTTGATAGTATCAAACAAAATGTCATTATCCCGTCGTAACACTATGTAAAAGTTGCTCATGTCTTTACTCCTTCCTCATGCATAATTTTTCCACGCACAACTGCCTGCGATACATGTCCGCCACGGGCGGTGCTTTTTATCTCGTCGATTTTTGACTTGTCCAATTTTAGTTTCTTCGGAAACAATATGGCCTTGCAAAATCGCCACCTGATTTTGAACAGGGCATTTGCAATTTCCATAAGTTGTGCCTTAGCCATTTCCATTGCGTGTGCCTTAGCCGTCTTCTCGGCGACCCGTCGAATCTGTTTCAAATTCTTCTGACCCATCGTTTCCCCTATCTGCTTGTCTCTTTGAATGGCACCGATATTACCCCGCTGGGTTTGTTGAAATATGCGAACCCTGCGCTCAGATTATCAACCATATCGTCATGCGCGCCGCTGGGAAATGTCGCAAGCTCATCGATCCAGTCGTGATACCATGGTACGCCCTCGGGCACGAAAACATCACCCCCTTCGAATATCGCCTCAAGCGGGGTCGCCCTGACGACCTTGTCACCTTTGCCCCTGATTGAAATTACTATGCGCTGGCCCGATAATAACTTTTGCAGATGAAGCAATGCATCCTTTGAATCCAAGCTGGCCTCAATTCCGACCTTGACATAGGGGCCGTCGGCGGCGGTGATATTCAATATGCGATTATCCCGTTTCGGGGCATCCATGCGAAATCGTTTCACATCCTTTACCCAGATTTCCCATTGTCTGGGTGCGCCGGGCTTCCTCCTCATGCCTAGAAGGGTTCCCGAAGTATAATCTGGGTCTTGGCTCGTGCGCTGTTTCTCGGTATGCGCCAAATCCCAAACCCTGATATATGGCATATCGGGGAACTTCTCCAACGGAACCTTTTTCACGAATTCGGTTTTGATAAGGTTGCCGCCCTTTGCGGTCGGATTGCATTGCAGGAGCGATGCTGTGCCATACTCGCCGAGCGCCGCCCGTTGCTCTTCATACCATTGCATATTGAAACGCTCGGGAAACAGGATGCCCGGTGCCGGTTGACCCTTGCTATCGACAAAATCATATTCCTCGGAGAATGCGGGTATCGACAGAAATTCGAACTTCGGAAAATGTGGGTCTTCCTTCATCGACTTCTTGATTCTGCCGATTATATCGTCAACATGCCAAGGTGTCGCGGTGATTATCGTGATTGATTTTGGGGCGCGTCGGGTAAGGAAGTCATTGGTGAAACTATCCCACAGCTTTTGCCGTTGCGATATGGATTCCGCTTGTTCACGATTTTTGCAATAATCGTCCACGATGCCAAGACTATACCCTTGCCCAGCCATTGATCCGCCAAGCCCGGTGGCGAATACCTCTCCATGCCTATTCCAAACCTTCCAGTGATTGGCTGACTTATCAAGGGGGTGAAGTTGCGTCGCCGGAAAAAGTTCCTGATATTTTTTGCTCTCCACCAGATTGCGTGATTCCTTGCTAAAGCCGGTCGTGAGTGTCGATGTATGCCCCGTCATGAGTATTTTCGCATCTGGGAATAACCCTAAAAAGTGGGCGGGCAATTTCCTGCTGATTATCTCGCTATTATGGGTGGGCACCATGGAATAACCGACAAGATACTCGCCGCCATCCACCTGAATGCAGGAAACATGATGCTGTCCCTGTTGATTAAAGATGCGTTTTATTTTGCACCAATCGCCGGTCGGTTTTAGCCCCCCAAACTTTTCCTGTAGGCAATCCGTTTCCTTTGGCATCCTTGGTATCAATATTTCCAACGGCCTATTCCTGCCGGTCTGATTGAATCTTATGTGCCGGGTCTCGATCACCTTCTCCGCATGGACAAAACCCGTTTTGTCCTTCTCCGCGACTATCCACTCGTGCTCCTTGGTCGTGTGCAACATCTCGCCGGTTTCCAATTCCACCACCGAGTGGTTCCATTTGTAGACAGGCGTAGTAGCAAGGACTTCCCGAACATCGCCAAACCTGTCGTAGACAAAATCCCCCGGAATGATCTCGCCATGTTTCTTCCAGCCTCCCAAGGTAAGGACGGGGGTATTTATGTGAAAGGCCTTGCCATGTCGGAAAGGCACCATGATTACCTTGAATACGCTCCTCCCCCTTGCATACCTATCAACGGCATCGTCTATGGCCGCACAAATCATTTTTGTATGAAGTCCTATCATAAATGGCTCGGAAGGATTATTCCACATGTATTCAATGAAGTTCAGATGCTTTTCCCGGGCCTTGTGACGCATATATTGCTGGAGCTTTTCATAGCGTTTATGGTTCATCTCGATTGACCTTGCGCCAAACGGATCGGGGCTTTTAGGATTGACCGGCATAGATCGCATCATTCCTTGACCTCCACATATTCGGCTTCGATCAATTTATCGACTATCATAATCGCATCATTCCCTTCCAACCTGCGCAATCTATCCTCAAGCTCGACAATCTGGTTATATCCTCCAACATCCTTTGCATCGACGATTGCCTCAAAATCCCCCGCCGCCGGGAAAACGATATGCATGGCCTTGATCATGTTGTCGGTTCTGCCCCTCGCCACGTCGCCCAGATATGCCGCAATCATGGTCACGACCAGCGCGGGCAGCTTGTCCCGCTTTTCCTCGTCCTCGAACATATCCTTCAACTGTTTGTGCGTATGGGCGAATATCACGTTGCGCCAGATATATTCGACATCCTTACGCGTAATCTGGTAGCTGCCCTTGCGTTCCTTAATCCATTTGTTCAGCGGATTATTCGGGCGCTTCGGCTGGGCGAACGCCGGCGGGCCGGGCGGCGCAATTTTGTTGTCACTATCGGTGGCCATGATTTAGATTATGGGGGAGGGCGAGGGCAGACTTCACGGGATTTTTTCGGCGGCATAAATATCCCTTCCGATATATGAGTGAAAACGCCTAAAATGGGCTTGGTCTAAAGGGGCGTGGATTGATTGACGGGGTTTAAATCGGGTCTATATGGCACCTGACGGGGCATGGATGGGCCGAAAAGGGATTGGGGGGACTTAACATGAAGGGGATTATATAGGGGGGCTCTATATGGGTTTTGATGTGGCAATGATGGTTACGTGATAATGGTTTGATAGGGTTATGAGCGGATTTTTATTATGGCATCGGTCAATATGGATGCGGTATTATCAATTGCCTTTTGCATATAGTCCGGATCATTTAGCATGGCGCGGTATCTGTCCATATCGGCATCGGAGTTTATTTTATGGTCAAGGCGTTTACGTATTTTTTTGATGGGTTTATCCGCCGCATGGGTTTTAGGTTGGACATGTAGCGGATAAACAGGGATTTTCTGGTCAATATCGTCTTCCCCTTAGACCGGGGCGATGTCGATTTATTTTCATCTTTATGGGGAGTAGGCGGTCTATATCAATATCATATAGGCCGCAGAAGTCAAAAAGTTTTATGAGTGTATCAATGATTTCCATTTCTGCGGTATCGGCAAGATTTTCATTATACCATCTTTCAAGATTCATGGGGCTCAATTCGAGAAGGGCCTGTGGGATATGGAGACCGGATTTATTTTGTAGATTATGTAAATCAAAAATCCAACGTCCGTTTCTATCCGCCTCAAAAGCCTCCATGAGTTCACCGATGATGATGTTCAGCTCCCGGTGGAAATCCCTTTTATGGGGATAGTGGATAAAATCGTCATGGAATCCTTTTTTACAGGTATTTTCAAAAATCATGTCCCGCAGGGTGTTTAGGTATATGGGAGACGAGGGTTCGGGAATATACTTCATGGAGGGGACAAGGCAATTCGGGCAATTTAGATCATCATGAGTGCCGGTGATTACCTTCATGGTAAAATCACATTGGGTACACTTTAGCATCATACGGATTCCCCTTTAGCTGTACGTAGCTACCGATTATTTTTTGGTTATCATATTTGCGACATTTCGGACACACCAACAAATCCCATTGCCCATTGACGCTGGTTTGAATGGTTTCGTGAGTTGTATTGATTACGCATTGGCGTTTGCCATTATTGAACTCGTACAAATTGGTATGTCCGACGCATTTACAATAACCGCACTCATGCACAAGTTTTACATCGAGTATCATTTTTTGTCCTTTTTCGGTTTTTGGGTCAATGGGCAGGTCTTATGATACCCGGTACATGATACGGGGATTTTATTTTTACCCTTGCCGGTTGTATTGATTACGCATTGACGTTTGCCATTATTGAACTCGCACAAATCAGGTCTGCCCATTATAATAACCTCCAACCCCTGGCCAATCGACCAGTTTGAATATCACGTTTTTGCCGTCCTTTCTTTTCCTTGCACCGCACGCAAATTTCTTGCAAAGACCCCCGTCATTTATATTCCAGTAGAAATCAAAAAAACATGAATCGCAGACTGATTTGTGCCCTGGGTCGCCAACAAATTTTTGCGAAGGTTTATTAATGATTTGCAGTGCCTCCACCACAACCAGAGCCTTGCCGATGGGTATATCAATCATGACGGCCTCCAGTTGCCTTTTCTATATCCTCCAATAAGCCCTGCATTTCATGCGCTTTCTTTATTCCGCAGTCAATACACAGACACACCGTTTTAGATTTGCCGTTTTTTAGCGCAAGTTCCAGTTCACCCCTATTTTGCCAAAACCAAACAAGCCGACCGCACTTTGCGCATTTTCTAACAACCATGTATCTTTGACTCTTTCTGGCAGACAGATTGACAAACAATTGTACGTTGTCCGAGTGCTGCCTAATTATCATGAAGGCCTCCAATTTTGGGGAGGTCTGCCCCACGGGGTGTGGGCGCATACGACATAAAGTATTTTTCGCTTACGCCGCATGTGCACATAAAGCCCATCCCTGGTTTGACCATATTCGCCGACAAGCCATTCCGCGCTTTCTACCAACCGGATATATACCGCCCAGTCATCTGGGTATTCCCTGCCTTGATTTTCCTGTTTGTACTGGTATGGCGTGGGCCATTTTCGGCGCTCGTTCTTGCAGGTACCACAAAAGCGGTCGGCGACATCACACAGCACCGATGTACCGTCGCTGGATATAAAACCTTCCATGTCGGTACAGTAAAAATCTTTGTCAATTTCGCATGTCATCGCTTACCTCCCGCTCACGGTACTCTGCCGCTCCATGAGCCAGCGGAACGCCACGGCTTCCGCCTTTCTGTTTTTGCTGAAATCCGCGACCCATTCCTGCGTACCGTCGTTGCAGATTTCGTAAACCCCGAACACTTCTGCGTCCTTATCATCGACTGTTTCCATGGTGCCGTCGCGATCCGCCACGGCACGGACAACGTATTTTCTCATGCCATCCTCCTTCCCGTATTCAATATGCGCCCCATCTTTACCATTTAATCTCCTCTGCCAATTTGTATGGGCGGTTTAGAGAGGGCAGCCCGATCCCCTATCGATGCCGAGATTCGCTCCGCTATATCCGCAAGTGTTTTGCCTTTGTTATAACGAATCGGGTTATCCTTTCCCAACGTAAGGTCATTTTCCCTGCTGACCTTTTTAGGACGTTTGCTGGTCGGAATCGTTTTCCACTTGCTCGCCGTGGTTTTTGGCACACAATCGGCGCAAACATCATGCAGTTTCCATTTGCCCATCCGCTCATCTTTTAGGTTAAGGGATTTCCAGTCGTTTGGATTATCCTTTTTGAACTGAACGGCCTCATAAAAATCCTCAAAAGGGCCTTCCTCTGCGATTCCACAAATATCACAGGATAAAAACCAGTATTTGTACCCGTGTTCGTCAATCATGGCATTTCCCATCACAATCAGATTGCCCACAACCAGGGCATACATCGGTATCGGTACAGATTTCACATTGCCCGCATGAACATTGTGCGTGCCGTATGATTCTTGCGACGCAATCGGAACAAATTAATTTTCCGTATAATTGCCCAATTATACTACTAGCAGGTCGATAACAATGTTTCTCGCAAAGGATGCATACATCTTGTGTCCTGCCCTTCAAAACAGCATCGATGCCTTCTTTCTTGGCCATATTTTCAACACAGCTTATACAGGCTTCCTTATCGCCAATATAGGAGATTATCCCGCAACAAGATTTTCCACATATTTTGCAATAGATAGTTTTATGCAGAGAGGGCTTCACTTTTCCTCTTCCAGGCATCGGGGTTTTGTCATCAATAATTCCATTGCGGAAAAGAAAATCCATGAACGCTAGGGCTAGCATATCAAGCTGATCATGATTGAGTTCGTTTTCCAGCATTTCAAGGTGGAAATCATATCCTATGCCATGAAGGATTTCATGCAAAATGGTTTGCCAAATATCTTGCGCCGACCTATCATTATCTACAATGGTTATTTCCCTGTTCCAAAGATCGATTTCCCCCTGAATGGGTTTCGGGCTTCTAGGATTGACCTTTGAACAATGGTCAACATATTTCACCTTATAAGGTATGCCGCAAATATCGATATTATATTGTTTCATTATTACCTCCGACTCACCAATAATTCATTTGCAAAAATACAGATATGGTCAAAAAACACCCTTGTCGCAATATGCCAATCATGGATACGCAAACCGATCAAGACCAAAGTAGAAACCACGGATAAAATAACAAAAATGATAAAAGCCATTCTAAACCTCTTCGCCCCTTTTTCAGTCTTAAATCTCCAGCCTGTCACAAACCACTGCTTGCCATTCCCACCAGTATTTGTCGTAAAATGATCAACCCACATTTAACCCTCCCGTAATGTTTTATTTATTTGTCAAAATCAAAATCAAGTTGACCAGACAATATGACATTCATTTCGGCAGGGGCCACGCCCATCGGCGATTCCCTGCAAATAAATCCTGCAACTACCTGACAGCGATTTTTGTATTTTAGGCACCAAAGTTTATTGGAAATGGTACCGTCAGTCATTTCGTCGATTATTTTTCTTGACGCAAGACATCGGGAACAACGTCCCTTATTTAGAATACCAGTCACTCTTTCGGGTTTATCGCTCATCAACAACACCCATCCCTTCGAAAGCCATAACCACGTCGAAGGTAAATCCTTTCCTGAATTTTAGCAACTTCCTTGGTCACTATATATTCGTTTATATGGTCGATCCGCATGCAAAGCTCGACCAGCCATTCCGTGGGGATTTTGTCGCCAGCAACAAGATACCGCTCAATGGCGGCAATTATTTCCTTTGCCCTTTCACTATCGGCAACCCATTGCGGGCGCAGTCCTAAAGGAGGTTTAGTTTGTGACATTGCAAAACTCCTTATTGACAATGATTTTTAATTCGCCACATTCACACTTAAAATGCTTGCCAACAAATCCCATTGCCCATTGCCGCATCCGCTTTTGACATTTCGAACAAATGGGGCCTTTTTTAATGGGTCTTTTAGCCATTGTCATTTCCTCTTGCTTCAATGTGTAAGGGATATAATATTTCATGTTCCTGCTGAACAATCTTCATTTTCGTCCCCCTGTTCTATGATCATGCCACTTTCAATATCAATAAAAAATTGACAAAGATTGGTGGTTTCCGGTTCCTGTATCCATTTCGACGATTGTATTAATCCACGGGCACGCTCAAGTCTCAATTTGGCTTCATATCTTTCGGCCTCGGTCGATACAGTCAGTCGCATCATCTACCCTCAATCCAAAAATTCATCAAAATCCAACCAGCCCTTGCTAACCATTAGCAATATCAAATAGCCAGCAATGTCAACCACATCATTTTTCCGCAATTCATCGGAATTGATTATACGGTTGATTTTATCGTCTATGCGAACGTAGATTGAATTATCCGCATCCAATTTATTAAATACTTTTTTAGGATTGATTGCCGAATCGCCATAGTGCTCATTTTTTTTCGAAGAAATTTCAAAAGGCTATTGCAGACCATTTCAATTCCCTTTTGCGTCGTGACCAATTTACCCGATTCCATTTTTCCTTCTCCATTTATCAAGTTTTTTGTAATAACGATGCTTCGAATTATATTCGCATCGCCAGATTGCGTAAAATATTGCAATCGCCGCCAATAAAATTAACCAAATCATTTTGTCTCGTCCCTGTCCCTTATTATAGGGGCAAAAACCCCTTCCCAGATTGATTTCAGGAAAGGGGTCAGCCGATTATTCGCCGGTGCCAGGGTCGAGGTTGCGATTTTCCTTGTTCTCATCTCCCCCCTCGGAATTGGCATTGGCATTGGCATTGGCATCAGGATTGCTCTCGGACTTATCCTTTTTCCCGCCTTTTTTGCCGGCAAGTTCCGTGCTGAGTTCCACATCACTCCCTCCGAGTTTTACCGTGGAACCTTTGGCCTTCCATTCCTTCGTCACCTCGACGGGAAAATATAGAGTTGATTCGGCTTTGATATTGACCTTGATCGCCTTCGGCTCGTAATTTGTCACAAACAGATCGAGCACCATGCCCACCGTCTGCTCGATGGTAAGACGTTGATTATCGATTTTTTCCCTAAACCACCTTTGCACGCTCAGGTATTCGGGAATGGTCTCATCGGGGCGCATCTCCACATTTACTTCCATGGTCACCGGTGCCTGCGTAATCGGGCAAATCACCTTTGTCTTTGGGGTCATGGAAATCATGCCTACCCCAAACTCGTTTTTAAGCACTTTCATCGTTCTTCTCCTTCACAATATATTTCGAGGGCCAACGACCCCGATTGCCTAAACGATGTGTCTTGCCGCATGTATACCGCCTTCGTAACATGCTTGTAAATGTTGATTACAAATGTGTAATTTTTCTTCCAATATTTTCCGCTCTGTTTCCAATTCGTTAATATCCCGATAACAAGTACGCAAAACCCTACCATGTTCCGAAAACTTTTGGGCATCCGTCATGCTGGCAATCTTTCCCGCCATTTCCTCGCGAACCCGCTTCCTTGCCTCGTGGATGTGAAAATCTTGCAATTCCATAATTTTAATTCCCCTGTCCCTTATTATAGGGGGAGGTTGTCCTCCCCCTATAATAACGCTATGCGGACATCAACACTTTCTGCGCCTGACCCAACAATTGGTGCCCCAACAAAAACTTGTCCATTTTTCGATCTGGGCTGCGATAATCCCTTCGCCCTGTGGGATGGGAGATATAATCGGCCACGGCATTATAAACGCCCCATGCAGTTCCTTTGAAATTTTGCAAATCGGGTTTACCTTTTGCGATTGCGGAGATTGTGGCAACGGTCATCTGAACCGAATCCTTTTCCAAATCCGCCTTGGAAAAGAAAAGCGGAATGGTTTTGTCAATATCAATTTTTTTTACCGCCATTTTATCCGCAACCTCGGGCATCGCCGCCAGATATTTGTTAGCGAGTTTGAGGGAATGGATTGCCTCGGCCTGCCGTGCCTTGATGTTTTTGGTATGTGGCGCAGACCATGACCTGATTGCGCCCCGCAGGGCCATTTGCAGGGTATTATCGCAGACAATGCGTACATTGGAAACGCCCGCCCTTACCGACGAATGCCCATCATGGGAGTTGGTAAAGAAAAGGTAGTTTTCGATGGTATCATCAAGAATGACGCTATCGGGCATCCTTACGAGAAGAAAAACCCTTTTGCCATTATAAAGGCTGCCGGCGGTCTCATATCTGACCTCGCCCTGAAGCTCGCCAGACATGATTTCATCGACAAAAGAAAAAGCATCCGTATTTTGGACGACCTCATAGCGGTTTTTGACAAAACCGCAACAAAAATCGGTATCGCTGCGGATAAGAGCATGCTGGTCGGGAATCTTTTTCATCTTCCCGTCAGACCCTTTGAATAGAACGGGCTTCTTTTCCACCCGCCAATCCAACTTTGCATGCCTGATTGCATCCTCCGTGGTTGGGGCCTCCTCGATAATCGACCCGAGGCCATGCCAAGGGCGAATCCCGTTTGCGGAAAACATCCAGTCGCTTTCCATAATTTGGTGTGCCATAAGATTCTCCAATTTCCCCCGAAAAAAGTATAATAAGGCTATACAGCCCTATTTGCGTTGTTGATGGGAAATTGAATGATTTCAGATTTCCCCTCGATACGCCGGTCAATCCCGATGCGGATATTATGTTGACTATTTAGAAGCCAGCATCGACTTGTAAAGGCACAGGTCACGATTTCGCATCCATGCCCGTCAACGGATATGCTTTCGTGGCCATCCTGCCCAATCAAAACTTCGGCCTCTTTTGGCAACACAAAATCCACCAGAACCAAATCCTGTTGCTTGAGTTCGCCAGATTTTATCTTTGCGGCAATGGAATGCTTTGCCGGTTGAAGATATGGGATAAAAAATTCATGCTCCGGATTTAGCTGTCTTATCATCTGAATAATCATGTCATCGTCTCCTGTCCTTTATTATAGGGACTGATCATAAGTCTTGGCACGCCACTTCTCATCAAAAATAATAAAATCATTGTTGCTATGGGAAGTGGTGGTTCATTTTCACCAATCCCCCCAACGATACTCCACGCTCGTATCCAGCCCCATGATCCCCAAAACACGCACGAGATAGGGCATCATGCGATTTTATCGGGCCATATCGCCAAATGATCCGTGAAGGGGGTCAAGGCCCGTCAGACCCGCGTCCCGTGCGTTTTGGGGGGTGTGTGCTATCGTTGGGTTTTGTGGGAGCCCTCTATAATAAGGGACAGGAGTGCCAGATTAAAGAAAGTGAAGTGCAAAACTAAAGATGGGTTTTGGAAAAGGTTCTTTTTGTCTGGAAACTAGCGTGCCAAGACCCGTGATATGGGTGAAGATTAGGATATAGGGATAAGGGATTGCGGATGCTTCCCCCCTAAATCTGGATTATCGGGGGATTGATTATGGCAAAGAAAATAATCAGACCAGACAACGTGGACAAAGGTGTCGAAAAGGTGCGCAAACTAAAGATGCAATTGCATCAACTGGGACTCATCGATGATGATACAAATGATGCGATCTATAAGCTCTTCATGTCGATCAAGGCAATCCCGACAAATGATTATGACATGAACAATGTCGAAATAATCAAGGGATAATCAGGACAGGCCGATAGGGGGATCATATCCCCCGTTATCCATAATCCCCCCTACAGGGGATAGATTAATTTTCGGGGGAAATCATGCGAATAACATTTGGCGAATATGACGGCCATATCATGCGGCCGCAGAAAAGGGAAGTGACAATCCGTCGTAGGGGCCATGCCAAGCGCGTCGCCAAGACACTTAATCCCGCATCGGGGATATGGATGGTCAGCCTGTATCGTTTTGGTAAGATTGTGGAACAATATTGTTGTCCTAGCAGGGGGAGTGCCTTGTACCATATCCGCCATGCCCAAAAAACGGGTACCCTTAATATAGGGGGCATATAATGGACGATATAAGATTTTGCATCTATGACAAATATTCATCGGGCATTGTCTGCAAAAACTGCGGGGATTGCGTGGAAAGAAATTGTGCCCAGCCAGGATACAGAGAAGATGAAGATGAAGATGAGGAAAATTAAACTTATCAACAGCCAGTCGCATGGGAGGCTATGATATGAGAACTACGTTTAGGATTGTCTTTGATGATGGTCACCATGAAGATTTTGGTGTCAACGATTTCGATGCCTTGCCAAGCACTCAAATCCATGCCAAGTTTATGCGGATTGTAAAAAAATATATCCGCAAAAATTATCCAGATGAACCTGTTTTCTGGGCAAGATTGTATCGGCGATATTATGACGGGACTTATGGTTCCGCTGTGTCGGCTGCATGTCTTACGGACTATAGTTATTGTGACTGGAGCAAGCTCTAAAGGAGGCAAAAATGGCAAAAAGGAAATCGGGGCCACTTGGTCTGGATAGATATGTCTACGATTTTGACGATAAACCCGCCTATGTTCGGGACATGATCGTAGAATTGGGACACAAGGGCAAACTGATCGTCAAACGACATTGGTACAGGACGCATGGCGATGGCTATCTTTATTCCTGCATAACCGGGGACATTGAAAAAGATATATCGCAATCCCTGCTAGAAGCCTATATAGGGGAGAAGGGCAAGTGGATACGCAAATATAGCCTGTATCATGCCGATAAGCCAAATCTGTCCTATGATATTAACGCCTATGTGTATAATAAATGCCTTGAATTGCTAGGGCAGAATCCCACAGAAGATTTCATCACGAAGGGATAATTAAGAGGCAAAAAGGGGGGCGATTGGCCCCCCTTTTTTAATGTCCAGATTATTTACCCAGCAATGGGTCAACCAATCCGTTTTTCTCAAAAGCTATTGCCCGATCAATACAGGTACCACATACCCCGCAAGGATAATATTCGCCAGAATAACATGACCAAGTCCTCGCAAAATCCACGCCAAGGTCGTCGCCTCTTTTGACAATCGAAGCCTTGTTTTCCAGATTGAAAGGTGCCCAGACGGAAATCCCCTGCGTCAGCAGGGCGGCATTCATAGCCTCGATAAACTCGGGTGAGGTGTCGGGGTAGGCACAATCAATGAAGTCGTCCTTATGCGCCGATATCCCGATGGTCGAAATGCCATGGGCAATCGCATGGGCCGCCGCTATCGAAAGAAAAATCATGTTTCGGTTTGGAACGTAGGTCTTGACCGCCCCATGATTCCCCTTTTGTTGCTCGGCATAACTACCTCTTGGAATATCGCCCTGCCCCAGCAATGGATTTTGAATTTTTTCGTAAACGTTTCGGGCATTAACAAAGCGCCAATCCACGCCAGCGATCCGTGCCTGTTCTTGCGCAAAGTCGATTTCTCTATTATGAAGCTGCCCATAATCCACGGACAAAGCCATGATCGGCGACATACCGCAATCCTTCGCGTGATGAAGCAGGACGGTGGAGTCCAGCCCACCACTACACAAGATAACCACGCCACCCATTTTTAATTGCCCCCCGAAAACAGCCCATACTTACGTGGTCTGACAAAAGCATCGGGATCCGCTCGCCTTGCAAAATATCGCAGGATATAAGCCGGCGGAAGAAATATCAATTCTACCAGCAATTTTAAAACCACCTGACTGAAAATCATAAGCGGCCACTGGGAAGGTGGAATCCGAAATAAGATTGCCAAAGCCAAAATGACAAATGCCGCCGAGTCAAGGGTCTGTCCGATTATGGACGCAAACATCGCCCTTGCCCCGTAATACGGCTGATTAGGCCCATGTTTTCTCTTCATCGCTTGAAAAATAATATCCGATACCCAATTACCGATAGTCAAGGCCAATGCGGATACAATCGAGATATGCCAAGAGGCATGTGCAAGTCTTTGAATAGGTAGGCCACTTTCTTCTGGTAAAAATGCGTACATGCCCAAAAACACCACGCTTGCAAAGATGGTGCCAAAAGTTGTATACCAGCACATTAGCCTTCCCCGATGGTAGCCATAGACCTCCGACAGGACATTTGACAAAACAAATATCAACGGAAAGGTGATAAATCCCCCGCTGACTCGAAATGGTCCCAGCATATAGGGGACTACCAAAGTCGAAAGGATATTTGCCAATACCTGAATTAGCAACATCAGTCCGACAATCGCTGTGAAGAAAAAAGATGGCGAATCTTTTTTCGTTTCGTAGTCGGGTACTTCATATACCCGTTCATTTGTCTGCATAACAGACCTCCACGTTTTACCCCAGATAGACGGGGCAATTATTTTTCAAGCTGGCCAACGTCCCGCTTAATCACAATTGTTCGCAGTATTTTGCGTATTTTATCCACTCATTGACCGAATATAAAAGCGTTTCCATTCGCTTAATACGTACGTCAATATCCTTTTTGATTTTAATATCATGCCCGTCAAAATAAGGAAATGTACCAAAACGGATTCCAGTAGTCCATGCAGTGCTATCACCACTATCAAAAGGGACATCACGAATAAGTTTTGAATCGGATACGCCCAAACCATGTATTTCCGCCCCTGCCTTGTGAGCGGTATGAACAACCCATTTGATATACGGCAGGACGATGTTTCGCCTGATTTTGGCTATCCCCCCGATGCAAATGCGCTTATGGGTTTCAAGGGTTTTATGCAACCAATCCGCACCCCTATGACGATGCATAGCATAAAGCGGTTCTCTCCCCGTTATGTCCTGAAGCATCTTGTTATAATAATCATACTTTTCGGTGCCTACCACATGATCAACATCCAATTCAAGAAAAGTTTCGATTTTATTATCACGGACAAATATCGCGTAATCCCTTACAAAGTCGTCAAGATTAAGTCCCTTGGCCCTTGCCGCCTTACCCTGCATAAAAGTAAACGCACCGCTATCAAGCATGAAATCCTTAAATCTGGGAATCAATTCCCTTGTCCTGTCATTTTTATGGATGTAGAAAAAAGATTCCAACACATAAAGTTTGGAAAGGTCAGTTATATTTACAATAGCATCCCATTCATGTGTCATCAAAGAAGTGCTAAAACCAGCAAGATATAATTTCATGCCAATAGTCCGCCGATTGCCTTGTTCTTTTTGCTGACCCTTTTGACATCGGTGAAAAATGCCGTCACGTCCAATTGCTCTTCATAAAAGTTAATCAATCCGCCCTCGGCAAAAGCATAATGATGAAGGTCAATATCTGACTTGCCGACAAATGAGCGCAAACTATTTTCCGTCATTATAGAATATGACCCATGACTGGCAATAATTATTTCCTTTAATTGTTTTTTGCTTATATCGGGAAGGTGGATACCAGCAATCAATCCAGATTTCATGCCCTTGACCAATCTATAGGACGGCCACTTGTTTTGTTTGATTAATAGCCGCAATGCTAAAATACGGCATTTCCCATCAATGACATATTCTGGATTGCCCTTGACATTCGCAAATCTATGATAAAGTATGGGATTGATAAAACCATTTGTCATTATGGAATCGGCCATCCGCTGCACATCCAAAAACGAACGGCGTTTGGGTTCATTTTTGATAAACTTTAATCTATCAATTTTCAAAAGGTCTATCAATTTTTTGCTTCTCCCTGTCCTTTATTATAGGGCCTGCGATTCCAAATCGCCTCAAGGCCCGCCCAATCAATCACAATTACGGGCTTTGAAATAAGTTTATTATGAATTATGAGCATAAAATGCGGCATGGTATCCGTGATATTGGCTTGCGCCTGCCGAAGCCATGCTGGCAGTGAAACCTGTTCCTGGTTTTTACATTCTATTGCAAATGGGAAAGCCTTTCGCATCTTGGCGGACTTAATCACGACATCAACCCCAGCCTGCCCCATTTCCCTGCTTTTGATTGCGGACAAATCCATTTCTGCGGGTATCTTATACTTGAGTAATTGTGCAATCTTGAGCATCGTCCATTGCTGGAGTTTACGCCCTTTGGCCTTGGCGGATGAAGGCTTGATTTTCTTTACGGGTCTGGTTATTTTAGCAATAACCCTACGCATTCGTGGTTGCAGACAATCTTTTTCTGCGGTAGGGTACGCCTCCATTGCATCAATGATTGCCTGAATATCCTCTGATGTCAGATTGAAACTTCTACTTGCCATTCTCTCCCCTTATATCAAGGGCTTCATGCCCCAGCGTTTTTCTATCACCACTGCGGGTTGTAATTTTTCCTCAAATCCCTTAATGAATTCCCTTTTGATTTCAAAACCATAGGATCGTCTGCCCAGTTGCGCCGCAGCGAGCAAGGTCACACCCGAGCCAGCAACAGGATCAATCACGACATCATTTGGTTCAGTAAATGTTTCTATAAGGTGTTTCAGTAATTTGATGGGTTTCTGTGTTGGATGTATTTTGGGTGTTTCATTATCCTTGTCCATAGGGATACAATTAAAAACCATCTTGCCGTTATTGCAAAACTTAGGCAGCTTATTTCTATACAGCAAAACAGCATATTCAGCATTACCCACTATCCGCATGTTTGCCTTTAATACCTGTGGAGAGTATTTTTTATAAAAAACAAGATTGATATAATTATCAAAACCATACTTTTTGGCTTCATCAATCAACGCCATCTGTTGATCAAAGGCACAAAAAACAATCATGCATCCAGCTTTGTTTTTTTCCTTGGGTTCAGGTTTTAACAATCGGTTGCAAAAATGAAAATATTCAGGGATTCTAAAATCCTTATCGGTATCAAAAAATTGTTTGCCCGCAAGTTTGGAGGGGCCATTGGCTAAATCGCCAGCATTATACCATTGCGGACTAGACCCATAGGCATTATTGCCGACATTATAGGGAATGTCGGCAATAATTAGTTGCGCCTTGGGAATATTGTACCTTTTATAATTTTGAAAATGATCGTGAATAAGGTTCATCGGTCCTCTCCCTGCGGAGGGGTAGCATATCGCTTCTTACGTTGGCTAGCAATTGAATTCTCAACCGCTTCCCATTTGTCGATAACTTTCTGTGCCAATTCGCCTTCCAGCCCATTCTTTTCGATATGTCTGATTAACTTATCACGGGAAAGGACAATCGCACCATCACTTCCAAATTCATCATCATAGGCTTTTTTTAGGTTTTCGGTGTCGTCAATAAAAGTCAATAATTTATCAAGGGTCACCCGCTCACAAAGTACCTCTTGATAATATCCCAGCGCATTCATCCTAGCCCCATTATTCTGCGGACTCGGAACATCCTTGTTTTTTAGCCATTTCTTGATAGCCCTTACATCGGGCTTTTGTATCTCGCCATCACCCCATATAATAGACTTGGCGGCAGGTGCCAACTCCCCGCTGGGTGTCCGCAGGTCATACAGATAGTCAAGATTGCTGCCAGTATTATCGACCCCATAATCGAAAACGATGCTAAAAACCCCTTCCCTAAATGGGCGTGGGGTTTTGGATTTTGTCGTCTTGGCCTTAATCACGACCCCGATTGGCCTGTCCTTTTTCTTGATTTTTTTCAAAGTGGCAAGCCATAACACGGTATGTGCATAAAAGTCCATTGCCTTGCCACCATTTCGCTTATATTTTTCAAAACTAAACGGGTCGATATTTTCCCTTACTTGTGATACTATGACCACCAGTATATTTTTATCTTGAACCAACGAACATAGTTGTGGGAAAAATTCCCTAGATAAATATTTTGGCTTCCCCATGCCATAGGTGCCTTTATCATAGGACTTCCCGGCATTGACTGCCTTTACCCTTGCCGCAGCCTGTTCGTCCTGTTCATCACTAGTCAATCCATCCAGACTATCCAAAACATAGATGCCAAACTGATTGGATTTCAAGTTATTGGCAAAATTAGTTATATTGACAAAAGCCTCTTCAACGGTGGAACTTGGCTCATCGTCACCGATAATATCGAAACCATACATATCCTGCGTATTAAAGGAATACCCAGCCTCGCAATCATCGTATCGCCATTTGAATTGGTTTGGAGGCATTGAATGATATGCGGCGGCGATAAGTTCCGTACAAAGAAAACTTTTGCCAGCGGACTTATCGCCAACGATATTGACAAACCTACCAACAGGATACCCCATTCTACCGGGCATACCGCCCACGATAAGGTCTAGGATTGTACCACCGGTGCTAAAAAGAATATCCTGTTTGGGCATTATTCGTCGTCCTCTTCAAAATCATCATCGTCGAAATCGTCGTCTTCCTCATCGGAATCGTCGAAGTCTTCTTCATCATCTTCCTCAACATCATCATCGAAGCCGTCGTCTTCGGCATCGGGTTCACCGCCAACGGCATCACCATCACCATCATCTTCAAGAGGGTCAGCTATGTCACCAGATTCTTCATCCCGCGAAATACCAGCGGATTCATCAGAAGCCTGGTCTTCATCGTCGGTTTCAACGGCAGGGGCAACAGCGGACTTTTCCTTCTTTTCTTTTTTTGGCTTGGAGGCTTGGGCTTCGGACTTTTGTGCCCTTAGAGCCTTGGCCTGTTCGATCTTCTGTTGCAAGGTTTCGAAATCAAAATAAATCGTCCTGCCAAGTCCATAAAAATCATGCTCAATGTCATGCTCTTTGATGAGCTTAAAAACCCGGGTGTTGCTCAAACCCAGTTCTTTGGAAGCGGTCGCAATTGTCGTAAAGTTTGCAGGGGGCTTCCTTGCTACTTTGACAACCCATTCGCCGAACCTTGCGGCATCCAGCAGGTTTTTTTCCCTGCCCTCTCCCGCCTCATCACTCATTATCCCATTACGGATTGCGGCAGTCCGCAGCCCATTGCGGGACATTGTCACGCCCTTTTTCTCGGCTATCTCCAGCGCCTTGTTAAGGGTCAAAGTTTTTTCGTTTGCCATTTTTGGCCTCCTGTCCCTTATTATAGGGGTTGGAGAAATTATCTTCCCCAACCCCCTTGATCGTGTTAACTACCGGTACATTTGCTCCACATTTCGCACTCTTCGCAATCCTCGGTGTCATCGGTATCAACACCAAAAGTATGGCCATGCGGACATTTATTCTTATTACCGGATTTTGCATTCGTCCCTTTACCCTTGGAAGATTTTGCGGGACGCTCGTCTTCGTCCTCATCACTGTCCTCTTCATCGTCTTCATCGGGGTCGGCCCTGCGACTGGGTTTCTTGGCGGACTTTGACTTCGTGGAGCGTTTCGGGGACTCATCTTCGTCGTCCTCTTCATCCTCTTCCTCGTCTTCTTCCTCGTCCTCATCGTCATCACGGGCGGCCTTTTTTGCCAGCGATTTTCCACTGCCCTTGGAAGATTTTGCGGGATGCTCGTCTTCACCGTCCTCTTCATTAGCCCCATAAAGCATCACCTGAATCTGCTCATAGGTCGGGACATTAAGGAATTGATCGAAGGAAATCGCTTTTTCCAGCAATTCATCATCAAGGGCTTCATCCCTATCGGCAAACTGGAAAGACTTGAACTCATTAAAATCAAAGCCGCCCCTGCTTTCCTTCGAACAACGAAACTTGATGGTGCTGCCGGTCTGTGGATCCGCAAAATCGACAAAAGCCTCATCGCCATCGTCATTGCGGGCTTCATCGATCAATTCCTTCTCGAATAAAAAGTGACTGACCTCAAAAACCTGCAATTCGCCCGGCTTTTTTCGGGTATCCTCAATGTTGTAAAAAACCCTGCGACTAGGGCGAAAACCCTGAGCATCCTTGTCCTTCCCGGCCTTACGCAATTTGGCCTCTTCCTCGCAGATAGGACAGGCTTTGCCAAAAGTACGTTTCAGACAAATCACGCTGGATTCGGACGGCCCGATGTTTCGGTGCGTCCATATATCGAGACAATAATCGAGTTCCCCGATTTCCATTGCCCCGCTCTTGACCAGCGGATGGTTTTTGCTTTTGATTTCAAAGGGAATAATATTGATAGCATTACGCCCAATGCTCGGCTGGAAAAAATGAACCTCGATGTCTGCGTCTTTCCAAGAAATGACCCTGCTTCCCCCGCCGCCTTGATCTTTCGACTGATAGCTTATGCTAGCGCGTTTTGCAAGGGACGAGGTCTTTTTCTTACCTTTTGTTTTAATCGGCATTTGTCCTCTCCTCTCGACCAATTTTAGTCTGGCCCACTGCCAGACATGATTTCATGCATATCGTGACCATTACGACCACTGGTTGGGATTGATACCCACTTATTCATCGTCATCGTCAACAAGAGACTCAGCAGGACGATTTCCTTTTTCAAAACCTCGATTCAGTCCCCTTTTAGTACCCTTATTCAAACCAGCACGGGCTTCCTTACTCACCCGCTCGCCGATGCTTTCCTTTTCCCTGCCGCCAGAAACGGGAGTGGAAAAATAGCCAGCGACAAAAAGTCTGACCAGATTGTCAAGCTGACTTTTTCGATGCTCGAAAGCGGAAACAGCTGCCCCGAAACGGGCCTGCGTCAATTCGGCAACCCGCAGGGATTCACGAAGTTCCAAAACATGTTCATCTTTTTCAACCTCTGAATTAATCACGGCTTCCGTGAACTTAATTTCTTTTTTAATGAACCGATTGCGGATTTCGATATTTGCCTCGCCCATCCGCAACTTGAGGGCATCGGCAAGGCTTCCGACCTTGTGCTTTGCCTCGGCATACAGTTCGCTATAGTGGTAATAGCGTTGTGGATGGGTCAGGCATTCCTCATCCAGTCTGAACTTATTGATTGATAAGTCCTTTTCAAAATCCATTTTTTTTTCAGACATTTCAGTCCCCCTGTCCCTTATTATAGGTTAGGCTCAATATAAACATTATATATTGAGCCTAACCTCTTCCGATTCCTTACCCTTGCGATGAACAATCATGCGGTCTTCTTTTATTTCAATAAGAACCACATCGGAAATAGTATATGCCCCGCAACAGGTTTTGGAAAAACATTTTACAATCATCAATTACTCCGCCAAGGCATCGGCAAGCATTATCGTCAGCCCCGCCCGTCCTGTTGTATAAGTATCCGTCGAAAAAGCGCTCATTATATGCAAGGCCCGAGCATTATAACCACGCATCATAATGGAATTGCCATAACCCAAAATAGCGTACCTGATTGATTCCGGTTCGCTTAAATCCATTTTTGACAATAATCCCGTCATGGTCGCCCAGTTTGCGCCTTTAAATAATGCCCTGCAAAAGTCAATGGTTTCCTTGGCTTCATCACCCCCACCGGCATCACGCAAAGCCCGTAGCATATCCTTTTCGGATTCGAGAAACAAAACCTTGCCAAGAAGTTTTAGTGCTCTGCGGCTTCCCCCACTGGCAAGGTCTATAATCCTATCCACGACCCCCTCGGATATTTCAATTCCCTCGGACTCGGCGGTGCGATTGATCAAAGTTGCCATTTCCTCGGGTCTCAGGGGTTTCATATTGACTATCGAGCATCGGGATTTTAATGGGGTAATGAGTTTTTCAGGATTTGTTGTGCAGATAAAAAAGTAGACGTGCGGCGGGGTTTCCTCAAGGGGTTTTAAAAACGCCTCCTGTGCTGGTTTTGTCTGCTGGTGAAACTCGTCCAAAATCCAAACCATGCTTTCGCCGTCCGATGGATTGTAACGCATTTGTTCCATTATTTCCCTTGCACTATCAATGCCGCGGGTCTCGGCGGAATTGATTTCGCGAAGGGACAAAGGCCCCGTATTAAGGTAATTCGCCATGATGCGTGCCATGGTCGTCTTGCCTGTTCCCGCAGGGCCAGTTAAAAGGAAGACCCTTGCCCCATGCTTGATTTCCTGCTTGATGGTTTTAATTGCAATTTTATTGCCAACCATTTCATCAAAGGTTTTGGGTCGATACTTGCGATACAATTCAACCCTTGCATTTTTTTCAGCCATTTTTAGCCTCTCCTGTATCTTATTATAGGGTTAATCACTAACCAACTCCCAATCACAGCCACGTAGATATGACTCTGGATTTTGAACACCTTGGATCAACAATCTACGAACTGCAAGTTCGTAGGTAATCTGTTTTTTTTTGAATTGCTGGATAATCCAATCAACGCCCTGAACAGGATATAGTTGTCTATATCCGATATGATCATAGGTTAGTTGCATGGGTATGATTTTCATAGTAATCCTGCCTCCAAAATCTTTTCATTTCTCACGGTTTTTTCAAACAAATAAGCGGCAACAGTATTAGAACCTTTTCGGCACACCCTATTGTTTTCAATAACGCACCAATCCTTCAATGTTTCCTCAAGATGATCAATAATCTGGTCGGCAAAGTCAAAATTGATGTTGTCTACCTGAAAACCAAGTTTAATAATCATTTTACCACCTTCCCATTAATGCCGAGCATTCCAAGCTCTTCAACCTCGCTCCACGGCCTATCAATTTCCCCCGCAGCCTTTTCAATCTCCACGGGGATAATCAGCCATTTCCAATCATTTAAAATAGTCTGAGTCCCATAATGCCAAATCATCTTATCAAGATATTTTTCCTCGTCTGGATGTGTCGAATTGAGCAAACTATCATGTATTTGCCCAATGATACAGGATTGCATTTTTTTCTCGACGACTACATCTGAAACATGATTAAACAATTTCAAAAGGACATGATGGGCGGAACCCTGAATAGCATAATTGGTTACTTCTTTTTTGTTCATCGGACCATAAAGCCTAAAACCTGTATAAGTGTCGATATATCCTTTTCGCAGGAATTGTTTGTAAATATCCTTTTTCCATTGAGCGTAACCACGGAAACGGACTTCCCAAAATGATTTTTCAACTTCCCTTACATGCTCGTTATAATCCTTCAAATTGCGAACCCCATTCTTTTTTAAATTTGCCTTGGCCTCGGGGGAACAATAATGCCAAAGGTCTGCGGCGCATTGCTCAAAATATGAACCATAGAACTCGGGAAACACAAACTTATTCTTGGCAATTCCCCGGTCAAACTTGGAAAAGTCCTGTGGATTATCTTCATACATAAAAAGTTCGATGCCTGTATCCCTGTGCATATCGGTTGACTTATCCGAAACATATTTAATCAGATTCGGGTCTTTTGTATAGCATCCTGCAACCACGACCTCAATTCCCTTATAATCATATTCGCAAAGCCTATGCCCATGTCTGGGAAACAAAAGACTCCTGACCATCTGACTTGCCATTTTGTCACGAACAGGGATATTCTGAAAATTCGGATCATTGGAACTTGAACGATATGTAACAACTGTATAAAGATTAAAGAATGGATGCATGTATTCATCGACAACTTCCGTCACCATGCCATTAAGATAAGTGTCGCGAAGTTTTTGCAATTTTTTCCATTCTAGGATTTGAGCGATAACTGGGTGATTTATCCTCTCCAATGCTTCCTTGTCTGTCGAAGGCTTATCGCCGTTGGTCATTTTCGAAGGTTCGTTGCCCATAATATCATAGACAAGGGAGGATATATCGTCGGCGGCCGAAGGTCTGAATGGCAATCCTTTTTGCCAACCACCCTTAACCGCCAATCTTTGTATATTCTTTTCAAGGCTTTCCATTTCAGCGGTCAAGACATCCTTCGCTTCGCCCACGCCCTTGGTATCAACACGAATGCCATTTTGTTGCGCCTTGGAAAGATTTATAGCGGACTCCATAAAAAAACGATAACCAACCCAACTGGATTTTGGCAGGTTCTTGTTAAGCCACTCCGCCATGTGATAGGTGAAAAGAGTGTCAAGGGCATTGTAGGTCAATCGTTCTTTCTGCGGGGCCTGTTCCATTAAATTAAAAGCGTTTGCGCCAAAGGCTTTTTCCTCGATTGATGGTGCGGATATGTATTCCTCAATATCATTATCATAACCAGCAACCCCGAACAGAGCATAGGCGTTGATTTTCAACCCGACGCGTTTCTGTCCATTCCAGATATGGATACCAAGTATCGTATCCTGGTCAAGATTGGCAGGCCAACTATTAAACATGTTGAACGACCAAAGCCATTCAAATTGTAGATTATGCACGCGCCATTTTATCTGTTTGCATCGGAGCAAGACCCCGAATTGTATTTTGATTACATTGTCGCCGGAATCATAGTCAAAAACCCATGTCTTTTTCCCGTTTGAAATGGATATGGATATAATCTTGTGGCCCTTTCGATGCGGCTTCCTGCCGGTCGTTTCATAATCCAACGCAAGGACAAGCCCATCGGGAGAAGCCTTTGCCCTATCCCATAAATCGATGATGAACCCCAAAACCTTTTCGGGTGGCAATATCTTGACCTTCTTATTATAGTCAACAACCTGAACAGGTTCATCGATCATTGAGAGGGCTCTGTCAAAATGCTGTACCAATTGCTCAATCCTTATGCTATCGGGTTTATTCGTTTCCAAATTCAATAAAAACAAATCCCACGTAGGACAAACCCATTTACCAAGGTACTGATCTGGTATGACGTGACCCGCCCAGTCCCCCGAACCCCTGCCCCGATGCTTACCTAATAATTTGTCGCCGACAAGCCCCACAAATGCCCAGTATCCCACGGGGATTATTACGGCTGGGTTTAGTTCTTCAATATCGGAATGGATATATCGTCTGCAAGGCTCTGAATTATATGGCTTTATGCTTTTTTTCGTACAACATCTTACGGCAAATATAGTCCAGCAATCCCTTTTTACTTTTATTCCTAACCTATCCTCCAATAATTCCTCGAATAATAACCCCCGAGGCCCCGTATACGGCTCGCCTCTTTCATCTTCATTTGTCGATGGTGTATCAAGTATTATCATTATTCTTTTTTTGCCATTCCCATAGACGGGCATTTTCGGAGTTTGGCATGATTGGTCAAGGCGACAATCAGCGCAGGTCATTATCCTTGCAGGCCGTGAGGATTTTTTGCGGGATTTCCCTTCATCCCCACGAATAACCGCCATATCAATTTCGTCTAAAAACCCGACTTTCGCCATTATTATCAATCCCTTAAATAAAATACTGGTTTACGACACCAGCAAGATACGATTCCGATTTATACAGCTCCAGACACACTGTTAGAAAAAGGACAGGATGGAGGCTGTTGCCTCAGCTGTGTGAGAACCTGCCTCTTCCTAAAAATCAATCGTCCCAATCGTCTTCATCTTCGTCGTCGAGATCAACCTCATCATCGTCTTCAACTGGCAGTGGCGCCTTTTTTCCCTTGCCATGTTTTTTCACAGGCTTCTCCTCTTCCTCATCATCTTCATTATCCTTGAGGGGAGGTGTTTTTTTAACAGACTTCTTTGCTGGTTTTGCAGGCAGAGTTTCGTCTTCCTCATCATACATCGTTCCTGGAGTGGACTTTTTGACCGCTTTTTCCTGCGTTGTGGGCTTCGCTTTCCTCTCCGGCTTCGGGGCCGCTACCTCATTCCTCGAAAGCGTGGACATAAGATGAACCGAATCTTTTGCCTTGAAGATGAGCCGCGGAGTATCGCCATCCACATGTATATAAAAGGAAAGGCTACGGCGGGCAGCAAATAGCATCATGTCAGTAGAAACATAAAGTTCAAAAGCATCGAATTTCGGCACCTTTTCTTTCCAATCGACCATTTCCTCGAATGAACCGGAGGCCCGCTCTGCGCTGACCAAAATCCCCTTCGGGGAAATATAAAGCCGAACAGCCCTGCTATCGGAAATGTTTAGGTGAAAGGAAGCTGCACGGTCGATTGCATCGAAAAGCTCCTTCGGGAATACGGCGGACAAATCGTCTTCGGATTGTTCATGCGTTTCCAAGACGGTTAGTAATTTTTCATATGGCCATTTTTCCGCTTGTAACGTCTTAACGCTAAACGTGGTGCCGTCAATGGTCTTAAAGGACACCCACGAGCCTTTTGGCTGGACATGGGACAAAGCCCCCACCTTGAGCAATTCCCCCGCCGAGGCATCGGAAATCCAGAAGGATTCTAGTTCCGGGCCATTCCATTTGAAATGGTTGACCTGGTATCCGTCCGAACTCATTATATCCGTGGCGGTAATATACATGCCGGAAATGTTGCTTTTGTTTGCGGGCATCCTGCAAACGCCAAGGCCCTGCGTGAATTCGGTCGGGATTGCCTGCCACTTTTTCTTCTCTGGCGCTATATTGTCAAAACGATTGGTAAAGTCGCCCGCCATGAGCGTCAAGGTGGCAACGGCCTTTCCAGATTTTAAAACCCACTTGTCGGCCTGATTGGCTTCAAAGGTGATGAGTTCGCCGGTAAATTTGTTAATGATACCGTAGAACTCCTCCGCACGAACTGCCCCTTCAATATCGGCATCCAAAAGCCCGTCGCTTTTGATGGGCACCGCCACCGAAATAATGTCGTTATAGGAATGAACATGGCCATTCCTAAAAACGAAAAGATCGGCGCCTTCCAACACCGCCGTCCCCGATTCGATACCGGGTAGGCATTGCTTGAGCGCCTTCAAAAGTTCGCTTCTTTTTACGTTCACGTGCAATTCTCCTGTTTTTGCCCAGCAGGGCATGATTGTCGTATCTGTATCTTATTATAGGATAAGTCAAGATTTTTCATATCTCGCCCGTCTGGATTTCATAATGGCCTCGGCAAAATCCTTTTTACCATCCTTCATAAACTTTGCATTCTTTTTCCCATCTAGGACAAGTTTCTGGTTTGCATATCCCTTCTTTATCCGCTTTACTATATCCTCGTCAATGGTATTTTTGGCGATAAGATAATATGCAAAAACGCTATCATGTTCCTGTCCTATACGATGAATTCGATCTTCGGCCTGCTCATGCTCGGCAGCCGTATCACCAAATTCGATAAAAGCAACGGCAGAAGCCGCCGTCAAGGTCAAACCGACCCCTGCGGCTTCAATCTGACCCACAAATAATTTTATCTTTTTATCATTTTGAAACCTATCGACGATTCCCTGCCTTTGATTGGCTGGGGTTTCGCCATTTATTCCCACCGCTATCTTTTCATATTTCTTCATGGCATCGGCAAACGCCTCACGATGATATATAAATAGAACAAGTTTTCCGTTCGCCTCGATGAAATCATTAACCCACTCGTAACAAGCCTCGACCTTTGCCCTATATGCGGCAAACTTTAGTTTATGAAACCCTTGATCATTATCCTGTGCGAGAATGTAATTCTCATCAACCAAATAATTTTTGAAAAGTTTTTGGTCAACCTTGACTGGCACAACCATCTTGACCTTCGGCGGCAAGTCGGGCAGGACTTCGGATTTCAATCTGCGAAGCATAAATGTCTTCACGATATTATGTAACTGTTCCCCGTTGCTCAAACCCCGAAATTCCCAGCCAAAACACCCATGCACAGGGTCGCAGTAATCCATTTGATATTTCCAACGATTGCTAAAAATCTTTGAGGCAATGAGGTTTAATATCGTGAAAAATTGTTTTACTACGCTGGTATATGGGGTGCCAGAAACGAATATACGTTTCGCATTTGGAATGCCCTTACAAATATCAATCACGGCCTGCGTTCTGGCTGTGGTCTTTTCCCCTATGAATTGGCATTCATCGCAGATTATATTTTTGAATTTTATCTTTTTGAGAACATCGACCCAGCCGGTAGGGTGGATGGTCTTTTTCCTAAATGGCCTTGCCAGCTTTTTTGCGGCCTTAACCCTATTGTCTTCATCTTCGACCGCCTGTTTATCCTTCCTGCCGAGAATATCATAATTGATAATCACGACCGGATATTCATCCAGCAGACCGTCAATCGGATATGGGGTCAAACCTTCCAGTACAAGACATTTACAGTTTGTCCATAGTCCGATTTCCCTTTCCCAGTTCAGTTTTAACGATGCTGGACAAATTATCAATGCTGGCAGAGTTCTGGAAAAAAACAGATATGATGCAATCTGGATTGACTTGCCCAGACCCATTTCATCGCCCAGCAATAAATGCCCGTTATTATTGACCAACCACATGACCCCTTCCTTTTGATAGGGTCTTAACTCAAGCGGGGCAAGCACTGAAAAATCTATAAGGTTTTTTGCCGCAAATGCCCTTTCAATGGGGGTCAATTCCTTTGTGGATGGTCGTAAGGCATCGGAAAAAACCCTTGCGGTATCGTTAAATCTCAATCCTATATCAACTAATTTTCTTGCTATCTTTTTTGTGGGGGGCAGACACATAACTCCTATATCCTGCAAGTATTCCGAATATGGAGCCTCTTCTGCAATTTTCAAAATGATTTTGTAGTTTGTTTTATTCAATCGAACATTTAATCTTTCGCCGTCAAAGTCAACGTCAAACATCAGTGCCCCTATCAAAGTAAGACATAACAAGATTTAAGATGGCACTATTATTTGTTTCATCAGCAATTCTATTCCAGCCAAATTCTAAACAACGCTGGCCTAACACAGTTTGAGGTGTTCTTAATCTTATCTCAATCCCATTTTCGCCATGTCTGCGATACTCATACCAACGAAATTTTTCATAAGGCACTTTGCGCCAACTCTCCAACTCCTTAATCCCTTGCATCAATTCCCCCTTCTCCTTTTTACCAGAATCTGAATACATATTTCTTCATAAGAACCGATGGGGAAAGACACTCACCCATCGGCAAACCATTCGTCAAGGATGAAAAGCGAGAAAGACTGTGGGCTTTCCCTGTCCCTCATTATAGGATAATGGTTTTATGGCAAACCATTATGTCGCCTGACAGAAAAAATCATGGCCTTTGCATTGCCAAAATCCTTTAATCTCGTCAAAAGCATTTTGTATGCTGCCATTATCCATCGATAAAACCTCGGCAACCTTTTTAACGGTTGGTTTTCGTTCGCTACCAGCATCAAACCCCCTGTCAACAAGGTACTTCAAAACCCCAAAGGCAAATGGAGTCAACCAATCCTGCGCAAAATCTAAAAATCTATCACGAGTCTCGGAATAATCGGCAGGCGTGCTTGCTACGCAAGTTGGTTCTTTTAGGGCATCCACAGGAACCCCATTTACACCCAATTCGTAACCGATGATCGTTTCCGTTTTGGACAAGATATCGGTTTCCAAATTGACACGATATGTTTGATTGACATATCTCTCACAATAATCATTCAACCGTCCGTTCAAGTTATTAAACAAATAGGTGCTAAAACTCGCCAGTTTTCCATTGAATTTTTCAAGGCAAATACAATAGATTGTAAATCCTTCTGCCTCGACATCGTCGTAATCCATGCCATAAGCCTTGGCATATTTCCAAGCGCGGCTGCGTATCATGTTGACGAATCTCTTAAATAGGCTTCCCTGCCCATATTGGTTATGGATGCACCAATCAGCATTCTCATGTTCCCTTTTGACCTCGTTCCCATCTTTCATATTTCCCTCCAAAGAAATAAAAAAGACTGAATCTTTGGGACATTGAATAACGTTCGCAGATCGCTATCCAGCCCAAAAACCCAGTCTCTAAAAATCAAATCTTTCGCCCTGCTGCGCCAAGGCTTTTTACCCAAACGCTTACCCCCGAAAAGGGATAGGAGTGGGCTAATTCTTTGCAGGGCAAGGATTTAGCAGAAATATGACGGTACGCTCTGGGCATGGGGCTTTGGCGCAAACGGCAGGCTTGGCAACGGGGATTCAGATGCACGGTATTCCCCCTATCTTATAGACAGGCTAGCGCAGGAAGGAGCGGCAATGCCGGAATGGGCGCAGGTGTCCACCGGCGGCGGGCACAACATGGCAATCTGCGCAGAAGGCAGGCTGTGGGCATGGGGGCAGGGCCTCCAAGGCAGGCTTGGCACCGGTAACACAGCTCAGCAGGACCGCATCGTGCAAGTAGGGACGCTA